TGAGCTTGGAGTTCCAATACCTGGGGCGAACCTAATCCAGTTACCCTTACAGGAGTAGCAGCAACAAGTGCTGTTGGTTCTGTAACCATCGTAGCGAAAGCTAATGTAATTCCATCTTCACAAGTAGGTACTACTGGTGCACCGGTTGCTGGTGTAAATGCTCAAGCTATTGCTTCAATACAAGGTGCTATTGGTACATTGGGTGGAGTTTCAGTTGATGTAGACGGTGAAGCTAATGTTCCTGTTGCAGGTCTTAATGCTACAGGTGGCGTAGGATCCGTAATAGTTCATCATAATGCTTTAATAAACATAACTGGTGTTTCTGCTACAAGTGCAGTAGGAACGGCAACAACAATAGGAAAAGCTAATGTAATACCAACAGGTCAAGAAGCAAGAGGATCTGCTGGATCTATAACGCCTACAGGAAAAGCAAACATAACGCTTACAGGCGTATCTTCAACAAGTGCTCTAGGATCTATATCTATAGCTCTTGGTATGACAGTTCAAATAACAGGACAATCAGCTACTGGATCTGTTGGTAGTCCTTCAATAATTTCAAAAGCAAATGTTGTTCCTACGGGTGTTGAAGCCGTTGGTTCAGTAGGAACTATATTAGTATGGTCTTTAATAGATGATACACAAACTAAAAATTATGCTAATATAAATACTGACCAAAGTTCATCCTTTGCTGAAAATAATGAAACACAAACTCCAAACTGGGAAGAGGTAGCATAAAAAATGGCAACTTATGTAAATGATTTAAGATTAAAAGAAATAGCGACAGGTGATGAGTCAGGTACTTGGGGAACAAGTACAAACACCAATTTAGAGCTTATAGGTGAAGCATTTAGCTTTGGTACCGAAGCAATAACCACCAACGCTGATACACATACAACAACTATAGCTGACGGATCTACTGATCCAGGAAGGTCAATGTACCTTAAATATACAGGTACTCTTGATTCAGCTTGTACTATTACTATTGGTCCTAACACCGTTAGTAAAATGTGGTTTATTGAAAATGGCACATCTGGATCTCAAAATATAATAATTTCTCAAGGTAGTGGAGCTAATATTACTATTCCACCAGGGGATGTAAAAGTAGTTTACTCAGACGGAGCAGGATCTGGAGCAGCAGTCGTTGACGCTTTTGCTAGTCTTAGCGTAGTAGATCTAAAAGTACAAGACGATTTAACCGTAACTGACGATATGACAGTTGGCGGTACTTTAGGAGTAACAGGAGTTTTAACAGCAACATCCTTAGACATCTCAGGCGATATAGACGTAGACGGTACAACTAACTTAGATGTGGTTGATATAGACGGAGCTGTAGATATGGCTTCTACACTTAATGTTTCAGGAGCTATAACAGGCACACTTGGTACAGCAGCTCAACCTAATATTACAAGTCTTGGTACTCTTACAACACTTACAGTAGATGATATAACTATTAATGGTTCTACTATTTCTGATGGTGCAGCTTTAACATTAGATGCTGCTACAGAAATTAATCTTGATTCTGATAGTGGATATATTTATTTAAAAGATGATGGAACTTCTATTGGACTTTTTAAATTAACTTCATCAGATTTCTATATTAAATCTGTTGTTTCAGACAAAGATATAATTTTTCAAGGTAATGACGGTGGTTCAGCAATCACAGCCCTCACCCTTGATATGTCAAATGCAGGTGCAGCTACTTTTAACAGCACAATTAATGGCGTAGGTATTCTTGCTAATGCTACAAACTTTACTGGCGGTATATTAATAAGTAATGATGCAGGTACAGGAACTTTAGATGCTGCTAATTATAATACAGGTCTAGGACATGAAGTTTTTGATGACTTAACAAGTGGTGATAGTAATACTGGTCTTGGTTGGCAAGCACTAACAAAACTGACAACAGGTTTAAGAAATACAGCTATAGGTATGCAATCTATAACAACAAACACCACAGGTAGTAATAATACAGCAGTTGGAAATATATCTCTTACTCTAAACACTACAGGTTCACAAAATACTGCAATAGGAAGAAGTGCCTTAAATGCTAATACAACAGCCGATAATAACACCGCAGTTGGTCATGGTGGATTAGCATCAAATACTACAGGTGCTAGTAATACAGCAATAGGTAAAGATGCTTTAGCTGCTAATACTACTGCTAGTAACAATACTGCTATTGGCTTAGATGCTTTAACCGCAAACACTACTGGTGCAGATAATGTTGCAGTAGGTGCAACTTCACTTGATGCAAATACTACAGGATATAGTAATTCAGCTTTAGGTAGAGATTCTTTAACAGCAAATACAGAAGGACATTCTAATGTTGCTATTGGACAAAATACTATGGCAGCCAATACAACTGGTGATGGAAACACAGCAGTAGGTCAAGCAGCACTAGACGCTAATACAACTGCAAATTACAACACCGCAGTTGGTAAAAGTGCTTTAGGAGCAAACACCACAGGTACTCAAAATGTGGCAGTCGGTTCTTTAGCTTTAGATGCAAGTTCTACAGCAAGTTACAACACAGCACTTGGTTATGAAGCTCTAGGTGCAACTACTACAGGTAATGATAACGTTGCAGTAGGTACTTCAGCTATGACAACTAATACCACAGGTACTAGAAATACTGCTCTAGGTACTTCTGCATTAACAGCTAACACCACAGCTTCAGATAATACCGCAGTTGGTAAATCAGCTTTAGCAGCAAACACTACAGGTGCTAACAACACAGCAGTTGGGAAAGATGCTTTAGTAGCAAACACCACAGGTGCTGAAAATGTTGCCATTGGTTCAGGTGCTTTAGATGCTAATACTACAGGCGGAAATAATACAGCAGTCGGTAGACACGCTTTAGGTTCTAACACCACAGGTGAAATTAACACAGCAGTTGGTTCTTTTGCCATGTATACCAATACAACAGGATATGGAAATACAGGTATTGGTAGAAGTGCTTTATATACTAATAACGGAAACAATAATACTGCCCTCGGACATGAAGCATTAGAATTAAATACTTCAGGCACAGGGCTTGTAGCGATAGGTAGACAAGCATTAGAATCAAACACTACAGGTAATTATAATGTTGCTATTGGTTATGTTGCATTAGATGAAAATACAACAGGTTCAAATAATTTAGCTATAGGTCTTAGTAGTTTAGGTACTAACACTACAGGTTCTAATAATGTTGCTTTAGGGCAAGGAACTTTAACAGCAAACACTACAGCAGATAACAACACCGCAGTTGGTCATGCAGCTTTAACAGCAAACACTACAGGTGCTTCAAATACAGCTCTTGGAATAAGTGCTTTAGCATCTAATACCACGGCTGCAAGTAATACTGCTGTAGGTGATTCAGCTTTGACATCAAATACCACAGGTACTTTAAATGTTGCAGTTGGTGCAAATGCTTTACAACAAAACACCACAGCATCAAATAACTCAGCTTTCGGTGTTAATACTTTAATAGCAAACACCACAGGTGCTAATAATACAGGGTTAGGAAGAGCTGCTTTAGCCACAAATACAACAGGTAACAACAACACAGCAGTTGGATATTTTTCTTTATTAGCAAACACTGGTACTTCTAATACTGCTCTTGGGGTAAACGCTTTAGTAGCAAACACTACAGCTAATAATAATGTAGCTGTTGGTGTTGCTGCATTAACAACAAACACTACAGGTTCTGAACTTACTGCTGTAGGAACTAATGCTTTATTATCTAACACCACAGGAACAAATAATGTTGCAGTAGGTGCTTTTGCTTTAGACGCTAATACAACTGGTACTCATAACGTAGCTATTGGTGCTAATGGTGGTGCTTTAGGAGCTAATACTACAGGTGGTACAAACGTAGCAGTAGGTAATGACGCTTTAAGAGATAACACAACTGCAAGTAATAACACAGCAGTTGGATATGCATCAGCAAGAGGAAATACTACTGGTACAGATAATGTTTCTTTCGGTTCAGCATCTCTAACTGCAAACACCACAGGATTCAGTAATACAGCTATTGGTAGGTTGGCTTTAGATGCTAACACTACAGCTTCAAATAACACAGCAGTAGGTTCAAGTGCTTTAGTAGCAAACACTACAGGTAATGATAACGTAGCAGTTGGTAATTTATGTATGGATGCTTGTACGACTGGTGCTACAAATACAGCAGTAGGTTCAAGTGCTTTAGGAAAAGTCACTACAGGTAATGAAAATGCTGCCTTTGGTCAAGGAGCTGGTCAAAATATTACAACTGCTGGTCAATGTACTTTAATTGGTAGAGATGCAGGAGATGCAACTACTGGTTCAGGAAATACTCTTATTGGTTATAAAGTTGGTTCTTATCAACTTAATTTAACTTCAGGCTATGCTAATGTTATAGTTGGTGCTTATTCCGATACAACATCAGCATCCGCAGTTAATGCAAATGGACTTGGATATAACCTTGATTGTGCGGCAGGGTATACAACTCTTGGACAAGGCACAGATGATATACGAGCAGCTCATGGTAATACAACATGGTCAACTGTTTCTGATGAAAGAGTTAAAAAAGATATTACAGATGCAAAAGCAGGATTATCTTTTATTAATGATTTAAGACCAGTAACTTTTAAATACAAAACTAAAGGAGATTTACCTGAAGAGTTTGATAGTTATGAAGAAGGCTCTACAGAAACCTACAAAAACGAATTTACTAATCATGGTTTTATAGCTCAAGAAGTTAAGGAAGCTGTTGATAATCATCCTGAATTAAAAGATGGTTTTAAAATGTGGGATGTAAGAGAACATTCAGGTCAACAAGAAGTTGGAGAAGCTGCAGTAATACCAGTATTAGTAAAAGCAGTACAAGAACTGTCTACGCAAGTAGATGAATTAAAAGCCGAAATACAAACTTTAAAAGGAGAATAATATGGCACAAACAGTAACAGAATGTCTAGCAGCAGGAACTGATAGCGTAACATTAATTGATGGTGTAAAAGCTGGAAGTTGGAACGTGGAAGGAATGACACAAGCTGAAATAAATGAAATGGTCCAAAGGAACGTAGACCACTTAGAACTTATTTTAGAATATGCACCTGTTGATAGTGATGATGAAACTCCAGATGTAAAAGGAGCAGCAGATAGTAAAAAGACTACTCACGTTGCAGCAGTTGCAACTGGTAAGAAATACATAACTGATAATAGTTAATTTAACCAAACACACCGACAAGTGTGCATAAAACCATAGGAGGATATTATGGCTAATAAAGAAACTGTCAAAAAAGAAGAAAAAGTAGTTGAGGTAGAATACACGCCTGAACAACAAAACTTTCATACTCACATACAGAGTTTGACAAGAAAAATAAACCAACATCAATTTGAGATAGATGAGTTAATGCCAAGTTTAAAAACTTACCAGCAGGCATTAACAGAAAGTATGAAATCTCAATCTGATAATATTAGCGAGGATAACTAAGATGGTAGATTTAATAATGTGGATTACAACAATAGTAACAGTAGCTTCAATAATAGCTGCTTCTACACCTACACCAAAAGATGATGCCTGGATTGGTAAACTCTATAAGTTTGTGGATCTTTTGGCTTTAAATATAGGTAAAGCAAAGGAGAAGTAATATGGGTATTTTATCTAAATTTTGGGACAAAGTTACTGGTACTGAAAAAGTAAAAGTAAGATCCAGAAATAAAAAAGGTCATTATGTTGCTGACGATAAGTCTACGCCTAATGTAAACGAAGCTTATACTACTAAAAGAGTAAAAAGAAAAAGTAAAATTTACGATAGCATAGACTAATGGCTTCTGCACCAGATGCATTTGTTTACAATGCAACACTTGATAGGATCATAGATGGAGACACTTTTGATTGTATTTTAGATCTAGGTTTTGATGTAAAACTACACAAACAAAGAGTACGTTTAAGCGGTATTGACACACCAGAATCTAGAACCAGGGATCTTGCAGAAAAAAAACTTGGTCTAGCTGCAAAGGCTAGACTTGGTGAGTTATGTCACGGTAATTTTAAAGTTAAATCTCTTGGTAAAGGTAAGTATGGTCGTATACTTGGTATTCCTTACACAGAAGACGGTAAAGATATTTGCCAAATGCTAATAGATGAAGGTCATGCAGTTGAGTACCATGGTGGTAAAAAAGCTAAAGTATGGGGTGATTATTAAATAACATGGACTCTGTAGTTCAGTTAATTAATGAAGTTGGTTTTCCAATAGCAGCAGCTATAGGTCTTGGTTTGTTTATCTGGAAGCTTATTAATAAAATTATTGATGGTATGGAAACTAAAGTAGATGTTTTAGATGAAAAGGTATCTGCTCAAATATCTGAAATAGAACAACGATTAGGTCAAAAACTAGATTCACAACACGGTATATTGGTTGCTCTTATAGATAGGGTTAGATCCGTAGACAATGAGATTATTAGACAAGACACGCTTTTGAAGACTATACTAGGTGTACCACAATTGATGCATACCGATAGGTTGGCAAAGGCGGATAGAGATGACCAAAGGAAAGATTAAGAAAAAAAGAGGCAGACCTAGTAAAGCTGATTTAGAATTAAAAGCAAGGGAAGCTGAAAAACAAAAAGTAATTGAATGGGTAGTAGTTATAGGTATTATTCTTGTTTTAGGTATTTTTACTCAAAATGTTAAAGCAGATCAGTTAGTTCATAAATTTAAGTCTCCTAGTTTTAATGGTATGGGTACCAGCTCACACTATCTTACGATTGAAAATCAAGAGTTCTCAAGAAAATTAACCATCAAGGAAGAGATTAAAGCCTTACAGGATGAAATAGAAAGAGAAAAAGAAAACTCTACTCTTGCAAGATTTATGCGTAATCTTGAATCAAGAGTATATGCTGAATTATCAAGACAGCTAGTTAATAATCTTTTTGGTGAAACACCATCAAGTTCTGGAACCATAACATTAGAAGGCAACACAATAGAGTATACTAGCGATGGCGTAACATTAACCCTTAAGATAACGGAAGCAGATGGAACAATTACTGAGATTACGATTCCTATTGGTACTTTTACTTTCTAGTTGTTCTATATTCAACCAGTTTGAGGATACATACGAGCAAAGATTTTCTGCACAAAACGTAGTATCTATTCAAGACTTACAGTCTAAAGATTTAAAAAATGCACCAATACCTGAAGTTAGCCCTGTTGTAGCAGTTTATCCTACAGCCTTTACAGACCAAACAGGACAAAGAAAAAGCAACAGCGAGTTTGCTTTATTTTCTACAGCTATTACCCAACAACCTAACGCTCTACTTATACGAGCCTTAAAACACGCAGGAGATGGCAAGTTTTTTAGAGTTGTAGAAAGAGTTGGCTTAGATAATTTGACTAAAGAACGACAGCTTATAAGGTCAGCAAGAGAACAAACAGCTACAGAAGAAGAAAAGAAAAAAGCTTTAAGACCATTATTATTTGCAGGTATCTTAATAGAAGGAGCTGTTATATCTTATGAAGCCAACCTAGAATCTGGTGGTATAGGAGCCAGGTATCTTGGTATTGGTAATAGCGTGCAATACAGAGAAGATAATATAACTGTTAGTTTGCGTATGGTTTCTGTAGCTACAGGAGAGGTATTGCTGGAGGTTCTAAGCCAAAAAACTATATTTAGTTATGGTAAATCAGAGGATGTATTTAGGTTCATTGAGGCCAATACAGAGCTAGTAGAGATAGAACTAGGTAACGCTAGAAACGAGTCTTCTACCATAGCTCTTATGAAAGCTATTGAAGGCGGTGTTTTAGAAATGGTTAATCTGGGGTATGAAAAAGGTTTTTGGATTTTACAAAACAAAAATGTAGGAGTAGAATTGGGCAATGAAGAATAAATTTATCAGCATACTTGCTGTGTTTTCTTTAGTAGGATTTGCAGCAGATAATGAAATTTACGTAGATCAGTCTGGTACTGGGGCTAATATAGACCTGGAACAATTAGGTATATCTAATATTATAGGTGGTTTAAATTCTACAGCAGGTAGTGTAAATGCTTTTGATTTAGACGGAAATGCCATGACACTAGACATCAATATGATTGGTGCAACTAATAAGTTTCTTGGTGATATATTTGCAGATAATTTTACAGGTTTATATAACTTTACCGGTGGTACAAACTCTTTTACTATTCAAGTAGATCCTACAAATGCTAACAGTTCAGACGGCTCTAATCAAAACGTAGCTGTTACTGGTAGTGGTAATACATTTACTTTAAACCAAGGTACAACTGCAATAGCTGCATCTCTTGATTTAGACTGGATTATTCAAGGATCTAATAACACAGTAACATCTAACATTAATATTGATGGTGCTACCAACTATATGGACATAGATGGTTCTGATAATACAGTTACTTATACAGGTACTGGTGTTAATGCTTCAGCAGGTGGGTATTTCTACTTAGATCATACAGGCGGTTCAAGAACATTTAATATTCAACAACTGAGTACCCAAGATAATGACTGGCTCAAAATTATGTCAATCTCTGGCACTGCTGCTTCTACTGTTTGTGTCGTTCAAAACGACCAAGGTACAAGCACAAGCTGTTGATATTGGAGATATTTCTGAGCTAAACGGTTCAGCCCAAATAGTAAGAGACAAACCTTACGATGCAAATTTAAAGTTTGCTATACAAAGTAATGATGAAGCCATAACTACTAATGGCAGAATGGCTATAACATTTCTTGATGACTCTGTTGTAAAATTAACTGAACACTCACAATTATTAATAGATGAATACATTTATGATCCTGATCCAAGCAAATCTAAAATGGCTATTACCTTTGGTCTTGGGACAGCACGCTTTATTACTGGCAATTTAAACCGTATAGATAAACAAAATATTACGCTTAAAACACCTACAGCTAATATAGCAATAAGAGGTACAGACTTTACAGCTACTGTAGATGAACTTGGACGTAGTCTTATAATACTATTACCAGACGCTTTAGGCTTATCTAGTGGCGAAATATTGGTAACTACAGCTATGGGTACTGTGACTCTTAATAAACCATATCAAGCTACAACTGTTAGTGTTTTTGAATCATCTCCAAGCAAACCTGTAATTCTTGATCTTAGCCTAGATATTATTGATAACATGTTAATTGTTACGCCCCCCAAAGAAGAGAAGATAACCTACGAAGAAGATGTATCTGCTAAACAAGAAAGTATATTAGATTTTAATGAGCTTGATGTTGATTACTTAGATGTAGATTATCTAGGTGAAGATGACCTGGAGTTTACAGAGCTTGATATTAACTTTTTAGATGTAAATTATCTTGAAGATCTGCTTAATGTATTAGATGCATTAGCAATAGCCGAAGAAGAAGATGCCCTTGCTCAAGCAACCAGCACCCAAGTGAGTGGTACTTTATTAGGAAAGGATCCTGATACTCAAATAACCACAATCATTACAGGTAATGTTATTAGCTTACGTAGGCAGGTAAACGAGTCTGTGCAATTAGACCTAGATGGTAGTACATCTTATACTGTAATCTTTATACAAGATGGTATATCAAATGTTATTAAGGTAAACGGAGGAAGTGATAGCGTTATTACTATCACTCAAAGTGATTAATGAAAAGACTATTATTACCTATACTTATATTACTATCACTACCATTAATATTTCAAAGCACCCCTACAGAAATACTTAAGTTAAAGATATTTGATACGTTTGTAACAACACCAGAGCCTAGTGGTAATTTTGTTATTCTTAATATAACTGAAGAAGATGTAGCTAACGAAGGCGGATGGCCATTCCCAAGAAGAACATTAGCACAGATACAAGTTGATCTTATTAATTCAGGTGCTATGGGTGTTGGTTGGGTTATAGGATTTCCCCAAGCAGATCGTATGGGTGGTGATGAAACCTTTGCTCAAACACTTGGATATGCACCATCTGTATTAGCAATGTTTGAAAATGCAAATGGTAAATACCCTAAAACAACTGGAACAGTTATAAAAGGTAATGATGTTGGTGGCATGTTTACACCTGGTGTTATACAAAATATTGATATTTTGCAAAATCAAGCAAACCAAGGAATAGCAAGTGCACCTGTAGATATAGACAACTTGGTACGTAGAATACCATTATTACTAAAAACACCAGATGGTTATGTTTCTTCTTTTGGTACAGAAGTTTTAAAAGTATTAACAGGAGCAAGAACTTACATTATCACTACAAATGATAATGGTATACAAGAGATATCAGTCAGAGGAATACCACCAGTTAAAACAGATAGTCTTGGTCGTAAATGGATAAGCTGGGTAAATACACCACAAACCAACTTAAAAGAAATGAATGTGGCAGGTAAGTTTGTTTTTGTTGGAGTCACTGCCCCAGGAATCATGCCTCAAGTTGCAACTCCATCTGGATTATTAGAACCACACAAAATTCAAGCAGCATTATCTGAATCAATTTTACTAGAAAACTCTCCTTTTATCCCAGATTTTGCTCTTGCGTTGGAGATATTAATTTTTGCAATATTTGTTTCTCTGACATGGCTTGTAATTAATTATCTTGGTATAACCAAAGGCGTAAGTCTAGCTGTAATTTTACTCTTTACTACAAGCCTTACAGGAGCTTATAGCATTCAAAAGGGCTATTTAATAGACTTTTCGTGGACTTTTGTATCACAATTCATTACTGGTGCTATAGCTTTCTACTTAAACTTTAGAAAACAGTTTAAATTGCGTCAACAAATTAAAAAACAATTTGAACATTACTTAGATCCAAGACAAGTTAAAAAACTACAAGACAATCCTGGATCATTAGTTTTAGGTGGAGAACGAAGATATTGCACATTTTTATTTACAGACGTTAGAGGTTTTACTGCAATGTCTGAAAAATTAGAGCCAGAAGAAGTAACTAAAATTATGAACAAGGCACTAACTATCCAAGCTGATGCAGTAAAAGAATATGGAGGTATGGTAGATAAATACATAGGTGACGCAATGATGGCTATATTTAATGCTCCTATAGATTTACCAAACCATGAAACTGCTGCTGTTCTTTGTGCTAAAGAGATACAAGAAAACATTAAAAAAGCAGATATTGATGTTGAAATAGGCGTAGGAGTTAATACTGGTTATGCAGTAATTGGGAACATGGGTAGCAATACTAGGTTTGATTATACTGCTATAGGTGATGCTGTTAATCTTGCAGCAAGACTTGAAAGCTCTACAAAGGAGGTTGGAGAAGATATTGTTATAGGTTATGATACTATCAATGCAAAAGATTTTAGTGATCAAATAATTCTAAAAAAACTTAATAGCATAAAGGTAAAAGGAAAAGAAAAATCTATAAATATTTATACAATCTTATGACAACATCAAATGAAGCAATAAACAAAATAGAAACCCACGAAAAAGAGTGTTCTATCAGATACGCAAATATAGAAAAAAGATTAGAAGATGGCTCTAAGCGTTTTGATAAACTAGAAAACATGATTTGGGCTGTGTATCCATTTATACTGGTATCTTTGGTTTTATCTAGATTTGTATGAGCAAAGTCCTAATAGGGATAATTATTGTTATGACAACAATAACCTATTATTTATATACACAAAACAAAGTTCTTTCAGCTAATAACATTGCTTTAGAAAGTGCTGTAGCCACACAAGAAGAAGCTATTGCTAGTTTACAAAACGATTTTGCACTACAAACATCCAGTTTATTAGACTTACAAAGTCGCAATCAACAAATTCAACAAGAAATGACAAGGTACCTTGACATATTTAAAAGACATAACTTAACTAAATTAGCAGCAGCTAAACCTGGTTTAATAGAGCCTAGGGTAAATAAAGGAACAAAAGATGTATTTGATAGCATTGAAGAAGACAGCCGTAACATTGACAGTCTTGATGATGGCTTGCAGTTGCAGTCTTCTACCAACTAAACAAATAGAAGTTACTGCAAAACCAATGGAAAGAACCATTGTTCAACCTATTATGCCTAGAGAAATAGATCTAAAAGATCCATATTGGTATGTAGTCTCAGATAAAAATTTAGAAGAGTTTTTAGCAAGGGTTGAGAAAGACCAAGGTCAAGTGGTATTCTTAGCTATGTCTGTGCCCGATTACGAGCTTATGGCATATAATATGCAAGAATTAAAAAGGTATATAAATGAGCTTAAAGAAGTTGTTGTCTATTATAAAACAGTTACTACAAAGGAGCAGTAATATGAACATATCACAAGAAGGTTTGTCCCTTATTAAAAAGTTTGAGGGTTGTGAATTAGAAGCATATAAGTGTGCTGCTGGTGTTTGGACAATAGGGTATGGCTCAACTAAAGGCGTTAAAGAAGGCGATACTGTTAGTCAAGAAGAAGCAGACAAATTACTTTTACATGAAATGGAAGAGTACGAAGGGTATATTAATGATATGGTTAATGTTGATTTAGAGCAAAACCAATTTGATGCTATGGTTTCTTGGGTGTTTAATTTAGGACCTGCTAATTTAAAAGCCTCTACTTTATTAAAAGTATTAAATGCTAAAGATTATGAAGGAGTACCAGCACAAATAAAAAGATGGAATAAGGCTGGAGGCAAAGTGTTGCAAGGTTTAATAATAAGAAGAGAAGCGGAATCTTTGTTGTTTGCAGGCAAAGAATGGCATGAGGTTTAACAATGCCATTGCAGAAACTTACATTTAGACCAGGTATCAACAGAGAAGGTACTGCTTATGATAACGAAGGCGGTTGGTTTGATTGTAATTTAGTTCGTTTTCGTAAAGGTAGACCAGAAAAGTTTGGAGGTTGGGAAAAATCAACAACTAATACATATCTAGGTACAGGAAGGGCTTTGCATCCTTGGATTTCTTTAGAGGGTACTAAATTTTTAGGACTAGGTACAACTTGGAAATATTACATAGAAGCAGGTAATGCTTTTAATGATATAACACCTATAAGAGCTACCACATCAGCAGGTGACGTTACATTTTCTGCATCAAATGGTGATGCCACAATTACTGTAGCAGATACGGCTCATGGTGCTGTTAAAAATGATTTTGTAACATTTTCAGGTGCTGCAACTCTTGGCGGTAACATTACAGCCACTGTTTTAAATCAAGAATACCAAATAGCCAATATAGTAAATGCTAATAGTTATACTATTGAAGCTAAAGATACATCTGGTGCTACTGTAACAGCTAATGCTTCTGACACAGGTAATGGCGGATCTTCTGTAGTTGGTACTTATCAACTTAATGTGGGATTAGATGTATATGTTCCAGGAACAGGTTGGGGTTTAAATGGATGGGGACAAGGTGCTTTTGGTAGTACATCTGCACTCAGCGACACAAACCAGCTTAGAATTTGGACGCATGATAACTTTGGTGAAAATTTAATAATAAATCAAAGAAACGCAGGTATATATCAATGGACTGAAAATAGTGGTTTGTCAGCAAGAGCTGTAGAGCTATCTGGTATTTCAGGTGCTAACCTAGTACCTACTAAAGGTTTACAAGTTATCACATCTGAAAAAGACAGGCACTTAATTGTTTTAGGATGTGATCCTATATCTGGTTCTGCTAGAACAGGTGCTATTGATCCTATGCTAATAGCATTTAGTGATCAAGAAAACGCACTAGATTTTGAGCCATTATCAACTAACACGGCAGGGTCTTTAAGATTATCATCTGGTTCTTCTATTATTGGTGGCGTAAAAGCAAGACAAGAAATATTAGTTTGGACTGATACAGCCCTTTACAGTATGCAATTTATTGGACCGCCTTTTACTTTTGGTATTAATTTAATTAATGAAGGTACAGGGTTAATAGGTCCTAAAGCAGCAATAACTACTCCTAGTGGTGTCTACTGGATGAGTTATAACAATTTTTATTCATACAACGGTAGTGTGGCAACTCTACCATGTTCAGTTCATAACTATGTGTTTACAGATATAAATCTTACACAATCTTTTAAAATTAATGCGTTTACCATAAAAGATAAAAGTGAAGTAGGCTGGTTCTATTGTTCGTCTAGCTCAGATGAAATAGATAGATATGTAATGTATAACTATGTTGAAGGTATATGGTTTTATGGACAGTTATCAAGAACAGCATGGCTTGATTCTGGTATTGAAAACTTCCCTAGAGCTGTAATGAACGGATATTTATACCAACAGGAAAAAGGTTTTGATGATGATGGCTCTCCTATGACTAATGTTTACATTGAAAGTTCTGACCTTGATATAGGAGATGGCGAACAATTTAGTTTCTTAAAAAGAATAATTCCTGATTACAAATTTATAGAAGATCAAAATAATGGGCATGTAAATATTGTTTTGAAAACAAGAAACTTCCCAGGTGATTCTTTAACCGTTAACTCAACTAATGCAATAAGCTCTACTACACAACAGGCTTATGTACGCAGTAGATCAAGGCAAATAGCATTACGATTTGAATCAGATGATGATGCTACAGATGATGGTAATCTTGGCATAGGATGGAGGTTAGGAGCTACACGTATAGACATAAAGCCAGATGGTAGAAGATGAGCAAGCTTTTACAAACTCAACTACCACTAGCAGTGGGTCCTGTAGATCCAGAGCTTTTTAATCGTTTAGTTAGAATACTTGAGATTAATCTCGGTGCAATAGATCTTGATAATGTTAGACAAATAAGTGATCCAGAAAAAAATACGCTAAAGTTTAATGATGGTAGCATTATATGGAATACGACAGTTGGTGTCCTTCAAGTTTATACAGGCAACAAGTGGATTGACATAGGTGAAAGAACACTAGAACAAGGTTTTGAAATGACATCTAGTGTTGGTGAGGTTACTATTAATATAGCAGGTAGCACAATAATTACTTTATGAGCAATACAGCAGAAGACCTAATATACCAAACAAAAAACCTTTTACTTACCTATCCTGCTGACTGGTACATACAAAAAGATACATTTGATGCTGTAAAAGAATCTATAGCACCAATAGTTAGTTTTTACGAAGATAGTGGCGTAGAGCCTAGAAAAGATACCAAGTTAGACAAAATTATTGAAGAACCATTAAAAGATGTGTACACAGTGCCATTCTTTTCTGAGAAGTTTTGCGACATACTTTTAGATGAAATGAAGAATTTAGAAGACCATTTTGGCTTTGTACCTAACCCAGAAGAAGATAATTTACGACAAATACCAGAAATAACTTTTCAAGATAATTGCCCGCAAATCTTTCAATCTTTGATGCAAACGATATATACTATAGGCAATCCTATATTTTTGAATATTTGGAATCGCCATGTAGACAGTGGTGCAATACAAATAGCAAACTATAATTTAAGGGATAAAAAACAAGGTGCTTGGCATCATGATGCAAGTGCTGATATTAGTATGGTAGTTCCTTTGAACACTGGAAAGTACAAAGGTGGCGGAACTGAGTTTTTGAAACGTGGTACAGTCGAGCCATTACCTACAGGCCACGCTCTAATTTTTCCGAGTTTTACTCATATGCATAGAGGACTTGCAGTAGAATCAGGAGATAGATACTTATTAGTATTTTGGTTAAAATGTTTACAGGAATAATAGAGCATGAATAGAATAGACAACTCAAATAAAGGCATAGCAGGTTTAGGAAGAGGAGAAGATTCTATGCTTGCCCACGTAGCACCAGGAGAAATGGTAGTCCCACCAGTTATCTCTCCACAAACACAAGAAATAATTAAAAGAGAAATGATGTCTGCTGGACTAGATCCCAATGAATATACTGTGGGTCAGGGTATGTCTATTAACCCTATTACAGGTATGGCAGAGTTTGGCTTCCTTAAGAAGCTAGGTAAAAGTTTAAAGAAAGTAGTTAAAAAGGTAGCCCCGATTGCAGGAGCTTTATTAATTCCTGGAGTTGGTGGTGCATTAGGTGGTGCTCTTAGTAGTGCTGGTGCAGCATTAGGTATACCAACTGGTATTGGATCAAGTTTTCTAGGAGGTAAAGGTATTTTAGATACTGCTGCAGGTATCAGAGGCGGAATAGGAGGCTTGTTTGGCGGAGGAGGTGGTGAACAACCTGCTCAACAAACCATAGAATCAGGCGATACTTTATATAGCATTTCACAAAGCACTGGTGTTCCACTAGATCAAATTATGGCAGCAAATCCTGGAATAGATCCAAAGGCTCTAGTAATAGGTAATACTGTTGCAATACCAGGTGTCAATGCACCAAGCACAAGCGGTGGTTTTAATATTGGTAGGGCAATATTAGGCAAAGGCAATACACCAAGCATTTTTAAAGGCATCGAAGATTCTTTAAAAGGCCCAGATGGTCAATTTGGTGGTGGTGATGGTAGCTTTATGGGTGTTAATCCAGGACTTGCATCACTTGCTGCACTATACGGTAAAGCTGTTAAAGATGACTATAAGCGTAAAGAAGGTGGACTCAAAGATATAAGGCAATCTGTAAGACCAGATCTTATGCCAGCCCCTACATTTACAGGTTTTGATTTAGGCGTTAGAAAGAATGCTGCTATGGGTGGCTTACAAGAACTACGACCTAAATTTGCAATGGGCAGATCAGTAATGGCTAACGAATTAGATATGCGTATGGGTGGTCCTTCAATAGGTCCAGGAACAGGTACAAGTGATGACATACCAGCTATGTTAAGTGATGGTGAGTTTGTAATGACCTCTGCTGCTAACAATGGTTTAGGTGGATTTAAAGTAACAAAGACAGAAACAGGTATAGAACTAATACCAAACGGTGAACCAAACAGACAGAAAGGTGCAAAGAATATGGACAAGCTTATGAAAACCTTTGAGAATTTTAACAAAATAGGACAAGCATAATGCGTTTTAATAGAGGATCTATTATGGCTCCTATAGGTAGCCCTACTAAAATGACGGGTAGAGATCAAATGTCTATTGGTGGTCTTGGTGGTGGTATGGACTTTGATACAAGCCAATTCCTTACAAAATCAGATCTACCTACCTTTGATACAAGCCAATTTCTTACTAAAGGCGATATGCCAACAGCTTTTGATTCATCACAACTAGAACAACAAATAGGTGGATTGCAAAAACAAATAGGCAACATACCTCAGTTTGACGACTCTGCTATCAGAAGAATGATAGAGGACAATCAAAGAAGCATAGGCAACATACCTAGCTTTGATCCGTCTAACTTACAAAGTGGTATTGCTGGATTAACAGACAGATTAGATAACTTAAATATACCAGAGTACAAAGCACCAGACTTGTCCGGCTTTGCAAGAATAGATGACTTGCCTAAATTTAATCCTAAAGATTATAGAGATGACTTTTTATCTATAGCTAGAGAAGGTATTAATATACCTAAATATGAAGCACCTGATTTAAGTGGCTTTGCTAGAAAAGAAGATTTACCAGTTTTTGACAAAGAAGCTTTTGAAAAAGAAATGCTTGGTAAAATGCAAGGAAGCATTAATATACCTAAGTTTGATAGAGACGCTTTAATAAAAGATATAAGAAGTGGCATTGATATACCCAAACCACCATCATTTGATAGAGAAGCATTAAGAGATGAACTGTTTGAAGATATCAGAGGTAGTATTAAAGTTCCTGAAGCACCTATTTTTGATAGAGATGCACTAATTAAAGATATACGTAGTGGCATAGACATTCCAAAACCACCCTCGTTTGATAGAGAAAAGCTTATAGAAGATATAAGAGGTGGTATAAACATACCTCAAGCACCAGACTTATCTGCTTTTGATACTAGGTTTGCAGACATGCAAAAAAGAATTGATGAGTTATCACAAAGACAAGCACCTCAACCTTCAATACCTACAGTAGAACCAATTATGGCTCAACCATTAGTTCCTGGTAGTGGTAATGTACCACCTATGCAAAACAATGGCTTAGTTAGAGATCCATACGGTAATATGGTAGATCCAAATAATCTACCAGACAACATGAAGTTAGAAACAGATCCTAGAGGAACAACTGTTAGATTTGCAGATGATTACGCATTACAGCCTGGAGATCCTGGATATCAAAGTAATGATTCAGATAGATTCTATCGTGATGTTGAAACAATAAGACCAGACTTGCTACCACCCAAGCGTAATGATTTTATGTCAATCGGTGGACCTGGAGGTGGAGTGCCAGATCCTAGATTTGATTCACCTACAACACCAGACACAGGTATGCCTGACCCTAATACTAGAATTGGTAATTATGGTTTAAATGAAGGCGTAGCCTACTTAGGAGGTAGCCCAACTTTTAACGAGCAAGGATCAGTAGAAGCTGGTAATGCACTGCAAGATTTTATAAATAACCAAGATAATACAGTTCAACCTGCTCCTACCGAGCCATCTGCAGTGGCGCCTACGGCTGGAGCAGACCCTACACAAACACAAATGCCTATGGGTGCAATAGATCCCGTGTTATTACAACAAGCTACATCTGAGAAATTAACAGACCCGTTAATTAGATCTCTATACTTTGGTACTCAAGATTCACCAGGTTTCTATCAGCAACTACAACAAGCTGGGTCTAATCTTATTGGTAGTGATGTACCATTACAACAAACAGCAGGTTTATCTCCATTAGAATTACTAGCAAGACAACAAGCTGTTGCTGGTCTTGGTGGGTTTGAACCATTCCTACAACAAAATAGAGATTTAGTAAATCAGGCGATATCACAATCAAGAAGGGCTGAAGAACTACAAGATCCTTATTACACACAAGCTGAAGAAATATACAAAGATACTATGGGTGCTTATGACCCAAGCATGACTCAGCAGTTCTATAATCCTTACGAGGATGCAGTGGTACAACAAACTATTGAAGATGTAATGAAAGCTGGTGACAAGCAAGATATAGCCTCAAGAGCTCGTGAAATTA